AGGTTATAGTCAAGACTTATTTTCTAATTCTTTTACTTCTTCAAACGTAGTTTCAATACTGTACTGTTCCTTCAAGTCCTGTAGCTTCTTCTCTACCTCATCTCTTGACATCGAGTCGATTGTACCTGTGAGAATTTCTTTCTTATCAACATACAACCCAGCAATCTGACCACGGCGAGTCTCCGCAGCTACGGCAGCGTTGTAGTTACCAGCAGACGACGCTTGATCTCTAATTCTAGCCAATGTAGATAATGACCTTTCCTGAGTACATTTGTACCGATCCAACACAGCTCTTCTTTCCATCTCAATTGCTTTTGCAGTTAGTGGTGATTTTTCAGGGTTTTGCAGTTCTGAAGCTCTCACCCGTGCAGAACCAGCTGCGTACCCAGCATCAACCGCACATTGTGTAGCTGTTTTCAATCCTTCAGAATGGACAAGAAACAATATAAATCTTCTTTGTTTTTCTGATAATTTCCTGTCAAACAATGCATCAGAGTATGCTTCAGGTATAAGTACGTCTTTATTTTCTTCCATAATGCACCTTTTCAATAGATGTTTTCTTCAAATTAATTTTATATTACTAAATAATTCCATGAAATGCGAGTTTTTTTCGTAAAATATAGATAGTTTGTAACTTGTAAATAGTTGTAAGTTACAAGAAGTTACAAAAAAAGGTAAGTATTCTGCTACTTGTAACCTTGTTACCTTGTAACTTGTACTTTACTAAAAAAATAATTTAAAAAATAAAATGGTAGAAACATCTATAGAGAACGACGTTTATGCAAACATCTTTGGATCTTGACTAACAACTCTTAATGCTTTTTCTAAAGCTTCACGACCATCAGTCATAATAACTTCCCACTCTGCTGCAGTATATGCTCTATCGTGTTTAGGATTGTAAAATTTTACGTTGACATCACCGCAATGGCGACACTTATAAACTTTTCTTACTGGGCTTTCTGGTAGTCGTGTGTACATACCGTTTTATCCTTTGTAATGGAAATAATACCACATTTTCGGGTAATTTTTCTTTAAAATATATTGAATCCATGACTTTCATGTTTTCTAATCTATCGTATTGACTCGTGGTCCGTGATGCGAGGATCGCGTCCAATAAATCGCGTTGCTTTAATATCTCTTGATCGCTCATTTTCCTAATATTGATCTTTTTTTCAATCTTGTCCCAACAGGACCTTTAGACTGTGTTTTTTGACTTTTTATCTTCGCAGCAGCCGCTTTCAATGCATCAGAGCTCTTCATTCCACCTGCTCGTTTCATTTGTTTTTTTAATTTTAACTGTTGAGCTGCTGTAAGTCCTAGTTTAGGCATCACACGAGCTAACTCTGAACCCATTGCTTTTGTTCTCCTTAAACTGTCTCTTTTTCCACCTATTACTTTACCAATGGGTCCTTTTACCTTACCAGCAGGTCCTTTAGACTGTGTTTTTTTACCAAATCCAGTGCCTGCAAGGACACCACTATCTTTAGCATTCATAACATCGTCAATATTAAGTCTTCCAGTTGGTTTTCTGCTTCTGGCTAATTTTAATAATCTACTTGTCGTACGACCAGGATTATTTTTAATGTATCTTTGAAGTTCTCTTTCATAACTAGGCTTTTTTGTTTTTATTGTTTTTGCCATAATACTCTCCTATTTTTTCTTTTTCTTAGCATAAATACCAGCTGCGGCTGTTCCTCCAACAGCGCCACTAAAACCCATTCCTTCTTTTGTACTTGGTCCTGTATTCTTACCAGCTCTTTTATCAGCTCTCTTTTGACCTGCTTTTTTTATTCTTTTTTGACGTTGCAAATAAGTTTCACGGGGTAAACCTAATTTTTGTCTTCTATTTGCTCTTTTATAATTTTTAAGAGCTTTACCAATACCTCTTACAGCTAAACCTATTCCTCTTGCTATTAGTCCTGCTGCCAAAATACTCTCCTAATCCCTTTTTCCTTTAAAACCAATACCTTTAGGTTTTCTAGTTTTAGGATTTATGGGTTTCTTCTTTGGTTTAATTCTATTCGGATTCTTTGGCTTTTTCTTTGGTTTAATTCCTGTGCCATATACTCTATCAAGCATATCATCCACTGCTTTTCTTCGAATTTTACGTTGACTTCTCTCTACCGTAGCTCTTCCAACACTCTCTGCTGCTTCACCACCCAATGCATATTTTTTCATTGTTTTAGGTGCTGGCTGCATTTTAACTTCTCCAAATTTTTTACTACCTGGTCTAACACCCATTTTCATCAACATTTGTTGTTGTTTAGTATAGACGGGTTTTCCTCTTTTTTCACCTTTAATTGTTGGTCCACCTTTTAAAGTCATAGGTGTCATATATTTAGGACCTTTTGAAGGTTTATATGGTCCACCTGGAACAGGATCTTTTTTCTTTGTTGGATCAAATGGTCCACCTGGAACAGCTTTACTTGGTTTTTTCTTACGTGGTGGCAAACCTGGTGTACCTTTAATTAATCTGTCTCTTGCTCTTTTTTGTCTTTTAGTTGTTGTCATTTCTTTACAATGCCTCCACGTTTGTATCCACCAGCTTTTTTAACTCTGGTTCTAATATCAACAAATTTTTTAGCTGGGCTTTCAATGGTACTGATTGTACCTTTCCTTAATTTCTTTTTTAAATCAGGAAATAACTTAATCGTTTTGATTGTTAAATCGGCGTCTTTAAATTTACCCATACCAAGTCCTTTGTTTTAGAGCTGCCGTAGTTAGGCATTTCGCTTCACAGGCAGCTCATGCTACTAGATATAGTATATTATTGCGTTCGACGCAACTAAAAGGGTGGTTCACCCTTAAACTTTACGACAGGATTACTCTGCCGAAATCGTGTAGTTTTTGAATGATTCGGGGTCCAAGGGCGGTCCATAGTAGATCGCGATGGAATCTTCAGCGCCCTCTGTCCACGTTTGGTGGTAATACTTACCTTCATTGAGTTCCCCTTGTGAGTCACAAACCTTACACTGCTCAATGGCTTGTTCTGCCTCGAATCTAACTTTAACATACCCATTACCTTTACAATGATGACATATAATCATATCGCCTCCATAATATTTTTCTGATTCTTTCCCATCTTACACGGGAAGCAACCTCTTTCCAAGTCTTTGGTTCGCGAGGCGCGTTCTTTGATACTTTCGCATACTCACGAAGTAATCGTTCTTTTAATGGCGTCTTGCGGCCCATTCTATACTCTCCTTTTTATTTTCTAGTTCCTCTACTTTTGCATCATATTTAGCTCGCACAGACCATCTTCCAAAAAAAAATCCTAATGCAAACACGCCTACGATGGCAAGTATATGCCATAAGTGAAACATAATTCCTCCCTCTTACACAACATAACTTTATCAAATTTCCAGGTGCAGTACTCACTACTGAAATCACCCATTTTATTTTTTATGCAATCACGCATAAAAGTTTGATACGGCGAATAATATATAAAAATATACACACCCGCCAGTATCGTTCCACATAAGCATAGAATGCCTATGAGTTTTGCAATAAATTGTAACATCTTAAACAGTACCAAACATAAATAAATTTGCCTTCTTCTTGACACATCATATTATCCGTGAGGTATTCTTTATCACATTCTTTGCAACATTTCTTCTCATACTTCCATTCTGGTTTAAATGGTCGGTATGACTTAAACTTTGGCATAATGGTTTGTGTTTTCATGCCGCTAGTTTTCTTTTCTTAGCTTCTTTCTTTACTAAATAGGTTATTTGCATACCCGCGGACCTATCGTCCTCTGATGCTATCTTCTTCAACAACTTGTAAGTTTCAATGGCGACTGCCACACTTTTAAACTTCTTGATGTTCATCCTGTCTCCTTTAATTGATGTGGTAACTTTGCTAAATGTTCCTGCATTTCGATGTCACCAAAATCAAAAGCAGACTGTTCAGGTTCGTGAGCCGCGGACGGTGTAAACTTACGCCCTGCATTACGAGCCAAGTCATTCCACTCTTGCGCAAACTCTGTAAAAAGTTTTGACATTGTTTCATCACCAAGTCTTCTTGCATCACGGGCATTTTCTATATAACACTTTGCTCGCGTCAAACGTACCCCAAGACGAAATCCCTCTTTGAACGTCATCTCGTATTCTCTTTTAAGTTTCATACTTTCTCCTTCATTAAGTGAGTAGGGGGATTCTTTGACTACCCCCAACCTTTTCGCGACAAGTCAAACTGTCCTAGCTTAACTACTACTTCAGTACCACCCTTTGACACTTCAGGCATTTGCCCATATCGATCATCAAGTGTGCTTTACTACCTTGTTACAGTTGTTCGGCCATACTCGGAGAATGTTGCACCATTCTCATTTAATTGTGTATTTAATCTAATTTAATGGGAGTGTCAACTATTATTTATAACAAACATAGAAGATTCTAAACACCAGGTTTGTGTATAGATAGGATTGATTCCTTGCTCTAATGCCATATCAACAATACTGTTTTCCATGACAATACGTCTTGCTTCACACTTTTCTTGATCAAAATATAATTCAGCAGTATGTTTGACAGATGGCATGCCAGGCATAGAGATCATCGAAATTAATAACCAAATCTTAATCACCTGCATCGCCCCAGTTGTCACCGCATTCAACGTCGACTTTACTTGGGACGGCTAATTTAACACAGTTTTCCATAATGTCTTTAATCTTATTCTTATCTGCATCGCTTGCAACAGAAAAGTCAAGTTCATCATGTACTTGTATGTGTGCCAAATATCCTTCTTTATCTAACTCTAACATTGCTTTCTTTGTTTGATCAGCAGCAGAGCCCTGTATCAATCTATTAAGTGCCTTGTATGTCCAAGCACGTTTAATCATATGTTCGCCGTATTGTTGTTGAGCTTCAGCTAATGGCAGAGACTTCTGTCCCCATTCATTCGTTGGTTCCCATTGATCAAAACGACAGCGTCTACCCTCCAATGTAGATAGATAACCTTTTTTACCAGCTTTGTTCATTGTATCATTCATCAATTGCTTAACAAATGGTACGCGTTCGTTGTAACTTGCAAGCAGTTCACTTGCTGTCTCTAAATTAACACCGAGCTGTGACATGAGTTTACCTTTACCCATACCATAAAACAAACCAAGATTAATTGTTTTAGCCTGCTTACGAGGTATATCAGCCATCTCTGATACCATTGTATGAAAGTCAGTTGTTTGATCTTCTTGATACGAATCAACAAACTTACCTGCACCTGTAAAGTGCCGTAGGCTTGCGTAATGTACGACGAGCCGTGGTTCTTGTTGCGAGTAATCAAAGATACCCCATTCATGATCTTTCTCAGGAATAAATATACTTCTGATCAGTGGGCCGAGAATACCGTGCCGTGCTGGTATTTGCTGTAAATTAGGATTCGAGTAACTAAATCTACCTGTTACTGTTCCTCCTTGGTCGGATCGCATTTGGTGTATCTCAGCATGAATCCTGCCTCGGTACGAATGCTTGGTGATACTCTCAATAAACGTCGTTCTCGCTTTATTAATCTCTCTCGCTTCAACAACCATCTTAGCCAAAGGGGAGTCATGTGTCGAAAGAAAGTTCTTGTCAAACTTTGGTTGTCCTGTTGGAGTACGATCATATGGCAATGAAAGTTTATCAAACGCCTTTGCCACACTTGCGGCAGCCCACACTTCAACATCCACTCCAGAAAGTTTTTTAATGGATCTAATGAGTTTATTTTCTTGTTTTTGTAAATCATCTTTAATTGTATTTGCTTTATCTAAATCAACACGCACACCTTTTTGTTTCATCTTAAATAAAACAGGAAACAAATCAGTTTCCAACTCAAAAATATTAATTAAATTTTGTGCAGTGATTTCTTGTTTAAGGTGATGCCATAAGCGTAGCGTCACAGCAGCGTCTTGCTCTGCGTACTCTCCAACGTGAGATGCGGGAAGCTTCCACATTTCTCCTTTCGGATCTAGACCCCACATTTTGGCAGCCTCGTAGAGTTGGGCTTCCGATTTTGACTCGTTTAGATAATCCTTTGCTAATGAGTTTAGGTCAAATCGAAACCTGTTTTCATCTACAAGTGGTGCCGCAATAAGAGTGTCTATTATTTTACCTCTGATGTCAACACCCATCGCTGTAAGCCAGCCTACGTCATAAAAAGCGTTATGAAATATATAATTAATATGTTCGTACGAGCATTGTTTTTTAAGCCATTTAGTTACAATAGCTTTATCCATGTTGGGCGGTGTTTCGTGAGCAATGGGGTAATATCCTTTCCACCCGTCTACTGCTACAGCAATACCTACTACTTCACCGTGCTTACGAATATAACCAGGACCAGTATCTTTTATACCAGGGTCGCGTGTTTCTAAATCAATTGCTATCTCGTCATAACCAGATAGATCAGGGAAGTGATCAGGCATAACCCATTCACTAGGCATGCGATGTACTTTAGGAAACCAATTAGGTTGATCTTTCACGTTTCTTCCTTCTTCTTTTCATTCCTTCATAAATTTTTTTCCAGTCTTTACCAATACCTAACTTCACAAGATGCTTTGCAGCTTCTTTGTTTAGCTTATCAATAAAATCTTCAACTTGCTTGTCGTTCATGAAAAAATATAGGTTCGTATTCAAACTGCGCTTCCGTACGACGCACAATCACTAATTTCTTTTTGGCTCTTGTCATGCCAACATAGAAAACTCTTGCTTCATCATCTCTTCCTTGTTGTGTTTCTGTAGATGATTTGTAAGGACCATAAGATAGATCAGTTAACAACATAACATTGTCTCTCTCACCACCTTTACTTGCATGTATCGTTGATACTTCTATACGTGGTGTGTCATCTAATTTATTTCCTTCACGCATAATTGCTCTGAGATAATTTATTCTCTTTCTGAGTCCTTTCGCATTCAACACATCATACCATTTCATCGTACGAACGTCTATGTCTTTGATTGTTTCACGTAAACCATAATCTTTTATTAAATATTCTAATGTGTAAACATTAGCATGATCACCTTTAAATGTTCCGTAGTTTCTTTTTATACGAGTGCTATCCATAAACTGATAAACAACATCACATAACTGACCAGACACTTCTTTTCCATTTTGTAACGCGGTCCACGCTTTGATAGCTTCGATGTATTTTAAATTTACAACTGACTGTCCGTAGCGTTTATACAACCAACCAAACTGTTCTAAAGATTCAGAAACTTGTTGCACAATCTCATGTGTACGACATAAAATTAACCACTCACCTTCAGCCAATCCCTTGTTTAAAGGTCTGATATTTAAGACTTTTCTCTCACCTTCTTCGTCTCTTGGCTTATAACTTTTATCAATTCTTCGTGATATTGACTGTGCTAAATTTGTGGCAAGAGTGTGCACACTACGTGGGATACGATAAGACTGTGTTAACGGAATAATAGTGTTGGCATCATTG